CCCGCCTCAGCCGCGTCGCCAGTCTCATATCCACAAGTCAATAGCCTGGTCACGGTGGTGGCGGACCCCCTGGATCCAAAATCTGCATGATGGTCTGGATATAGGCGCGCAGCGCGGTGTCGCCGCCACCCGTGCCATTCTCGCTGGCATACGCTACGACCACACGCTCGTTGCCGTTGAAGGCGTTGCTGAAGGTAATGACCGTACCCGCATACGAGTAGTGTCCGTCGACCTCCGACTGCACGACGCCGTCCCTGGCCACAGTCAGCACGACCGCCGCCGCCTGGGACAGCGTGACCGTAGTGATGGTGTTAGCGGGCTTGAACTCCTCGTGAGCCACGGTCGCCCCGCCGCCGCCCCCGCCTGAGCCCAGAGGCTCCTCAACGCCGAACGAGTCCAGTTTGTAGAACAACCCATCCGCCTTGGGGTACAGCTTCATTCGTCCCGCCGGCGGGTTGGCGGGTCTAGTAATTTGTAACTGCTGAATGTAGCTGCCTAGATTGAGCGCGTTGGCCAGCGTGACAGCCTGGTCGGTCATGGCTCCCAGTAGCAGGTCGGCGTACTGCTTGATGTCGACGCTCATCAGGTGGCCGCGTGGCACCATGCGGCTGGTATCGAGGGGCATCAGAACTCCGTCTCGGAGGCATACAGCGCCAGCGGCTGGTCGTAGCCGTACAGGTCGGCGTCGGCGGGGTTGCCCGCTGGGTCGTCGGTCCAGGTCATGTCGAAGCGGAAGTCGCCCGTCTCTATATCGCCGGCCAGGAACTCCAGCAGGGTCCAGTCCAGCACCCACTCGGGGGTTCTATCGGGCTCGCGCAGGGCCTGCTGCTGCTGCAGCTTGAGCACGCGCACCTGGTACGGGTCATTCCACGGATCGGTGAACGGCACCGGCGTGCCGCGCCTGCGCACCAGCCACGAGTGCAGGATCTGCAGGTACGGGTTCTGGAGGTCGTCCGCCAGCGTGTTGAAGCTGCCCGACGGCAGCCGCGTCTGGATGACGAACAGGCGGTACACCTTGGTGTTCAGGCTGACGCGCAGCGAGATACCCCACAGCTTGGGGGTGAGTGCCGGGTCGTCGGTGTAGAACCAGACGCGCAGCTTGATGCGCTTGGCCTGCGTCGCCGTGTTCAGTGGGAAGTCAAGCTCATCTGACGGGCTGTGGTTGGCGATGCCCAGGTCGACCCACTCGCCGCCGTCGATGCTGGCCTCCACCTTGTGGTAGCGGCTGAGCCCCACCAGGCCGTCGCTGATGATGCGCACCCCGAAGCCGATCTTGTCCTCGTCGGGGAAGCCCAGGTCGATGTCGGGAATGTCGACGTAACCCTGCAGGGCGTAGCGGCAGGCGGTGTCGTCGAACTCGGCGTCGCCGTCCAGCGGCAGCACCACGGATCCGATCTGGGTGCCCAGCGAGAACAGCAGCAGCGGGTTGCCAGGGAAGATGTGCGAAATCGCCATCGACCGCACGTCGCCTACGCCCAGGTACATGTAGGTGTGCGGTGCGCCGGTCGACTGATCGTTGCGCCAGATCCAAGTTTGGCCCGCCGAGTTCTGCACGGCGTAGTACAGCCACCTGCTGGAGCCGATGAGCGCGGTGATCTTGCCGCGCGCATTCGGCGGGCGCCTGAAGTTCTGCGCCCAGGGGGCGATGCACGAAGCTGTGCCGCTGAACTGGTCGGCGGGGGCGTACTCCCACAGCGACCGGTCGCGCGGGAAGACCAGCGTGAGGCTGCCGCGCTGCTGGTCATTGCCGCTGGCCATGAGCCACTTGAGCGGCTTGCAGTTGGTGTCCAGGCGCGAGTCGAAGGGGATCAGGCCGTGGTACACGCCGTCGTTGGCGATGCAGCCCAGGCCATCGATCTTGCCTATGTACACCAGCACCAGCCCGCCGCCAGGGGCGAGGCTGGCAATCATCGAGTCGCCCGTACTGACCGGCTTGGAGTACAACTGATGCGCGTCCACGCTGGACATCACACGGAAGTAGTGGCCCGTGCTCGGCCCGCCCGCGAGGTACGCCGTGGCGTGGTCGGTGGTCACTGCCCATACGTACAGGGGCAGGACACCGCCCGGCTCGCTGGTGTCCTGCGTTACCTCAGCCACCACTCCCGTGGGGGATATGCTGGCTGCCAGGTGGCGGCTGGCGTAGCCGATAACGGTGTAGCCCTCGTACACGCCGACGGCCGTCGGCACAGGGTCTGTCTTGCCCGTGACGGTAGCCACCAGGCTCCACGGCCCCGCACCTGTGCGCGCGAACAGGCCGGTGTTGGCGCCCATGCTGGCAACCGCCAGCAGGCGCTTGTTCTCGCCCGTGACATTCGAGCGCCAGTCCTCGCCCATCCACACGGCGGGTGCGGTGGCGCCAGGCAGCGAGTTGAGCAGCACTTGAGGCGACAGCACGGCGGGTGCGAAGCAGCAGTTGACGTTGTTCGACTCGGTGTACAGGGTGATGTAGCGGTCGGGCTGGTCGCCCGTGTCGCTGTACCTGCGCAGCCCCGCGCCGCCGGTGAGTGCGCTGATGGCCCACGCGTTCTCGTACGGGTTGAAGTCCGAGTACGACAGCGCACCCTGGCTGACCTTCTCCCCGAAGCGGTCGGCCTCCTCGACGCTGTACTTGCCAGGCACGACCTGCAGCGGCATGTCGTCGATGATGACCTGGTCCGGCTGACCCGGGATGGGGTTCGGCCAGGGGACGACGGCCACGCTTTAGCCCAGCCTGAAGCTGGCTGACTTGAAGGCGCCCAGGAAGCGCCAGTCCTCGGGACTGTTGAAGGCCATCGCGTCGCCGTGCCCAGGCGTGACGATGCGGCCCGGCAGGTGGCTGGGTGCGTTGGCCAGCACGTCATTCTTCTGGCGCTCCAGCCTGTCCAGGGCCTGCTGGCGGATGCGCTCCGCCTCACCCGTCGGCATGCGGTTGCTGATCGAATCGTTCAGCCGGAACTCAGCCCAGTCGTAGATCCACTCCAGGGCGCCGCCCTCCCACTTGCCAGCGATGGCCAGGATGTCGGTGTCGCGCTGGAGGTTGGGGTAGAAGCCCTCGCCAAAGATGCGTAGCTGCCGATCAGGCGGCGGCAGGATGGCGAACTCGATGGCCCACGTCTCGACGCCAGATGCGTTGACCCACCGGCGCGCGCGCCAGTTCAGGTAGTCGGCGTCGGAGTACGGGTAGCCAATCTGGTAATCGGACGTGTTGATCTGGATCTCGATGCGGTAGATGCTGGCCCAGTTCTCGCTCGGGGTGGGGTAATAGATCCAGGTGTTGGTGGCCGTCTTGATGGTCTCGTCAACGATCTGGCGATACCACAGCAGGCCAAGCTGGCCGATGGCCGAGTTGAGCGCCGCCATCTTCCTGTGCCGGGGGTAGCGCATGCCGATCTCGTACTCGCCACCCTGGATCGGGCCAGGGAAGCCAGGCGGGTACAGCAGCAGGATGTTGTTGTCGGGGATCCACTGTCGACCCCTGCGCTCCAGGCCCCGGTTGGCTGCGGTGGGCACCTCGTCGGTGGCGTACACCCAGCCGTTGAACTGGTTGAGCGGCTGAGGAAAGAACTGCAGCAGGTCGGTATCGACCAGGCTGGTGGTCCCGCCCCCCGACGGGGTGCTGATGACCAGGTCGCCTATGCGTTCAGACAGTTCCCGTATTAGCGTCCGTGCCGTCTGCGCCACTCGGTATCTCCCAGCCCCTGGTCTGCACAGGTTGAGTCTCGGGGATCAGGATTTCTGCCCGGACGTTGTCCCCCGCCTCCTTGAGCCAGGTGTCGAACCACGATAGGGAGTACGGGGTGAGCACGATCTTGACATCGGCACGGCGCATCATGGCCACCATGTCGCGCCCATCCTTGATGACGGCGTGGCCCTGCAGGAAGCGAACCTGACGGCCTGGCAACGACGGCATGGCCACGTTGCGCGCGGGCTGCACGTAGGCGTCGGCCAGGTTCTCGGGGAACTGGATCATATCTCCCTGCTCGGAGCCGGAAATGGGCGCACGTTGGGCGGCGCAGGCACCAGTGTCCGCAAGTTGCGCCGCATCGCCGTGCGCTGGGCCTGCTCGCAGGTCATGCTAGCAGGGTGGCTGAGGCACGGCCATCGGGTGTGGTCCACGTTATTGTCAACGGTCATCACCCCGATGTGGTCGGGGTACGCGTTGCGAACGTCCACCTACTCGTGCCCGAAGACGCGCGCGTAATTGTCCCGAAACGCGTCCGATGGCACGCTGGTGAAGCGTTCCTGCCCTGCGCTCCTGGTCTTCCAGCGCGACTCACGGCCCAGGGCGTGGTCCTTGGCCACGCCCCCGGTCGCCGTACGCGTCCAGGTGAATCCACAACCACCCTTGCGCACGTCCGCGTTGAAGATCGACCAGTCGTGCATACCTTCGCGCGGGCCTGGCCGGTTGCCCTCCGAGCGGTGCATGGCGTCGACCTCCATGCAGCCGTCGGACGGGCACGCGTCGTAGTAGTCGCCGTCCTTCTTGGAGTTGGCGGGCGGGTCGACGTAGCCGTCCATCTTGATGACGGTCACGTCTGGCTGGAGCCTACCTCACCACGGAACAGCCAGGCGTTGCGCGTGCGTGCGTAGCCCTCGATGCCATACCAGCCGAAGGTCAGAAAGCGGCCGAGTCGGTCGAACGGACCGGTGACCACCGTCTCACCGTACGGCCCCGTCCAGTCCGAGCTTGCCTTGGTCACACTATTGGGACCGAAGACCGGCACAGGGAAGACGGAGTTGGCGTTGCTTACCGCCGCGCCCGACGCGTGAGCGAAGCGCAGACCAGCAGCGTCACCAGGACCAGGATCCAGAGCGAATCCGGTGATAGTAGTGCCGGCGACGCCGGTAACCATGAATAGCTCATTGGAGTCCGACCAGGTGTTGCCAGGCTCAGCGGCATCCACGATGGCCAGCCACTGGCCCACGGCGATGTTGGTGCCAGCAGCCACGCTGATGGACGTATCGCCCGGGTTGGCGGCGGCTGCCAACGTGGTGGCCACGGGGCTCGCAGCCGCGCCGCCCGCACCCCAGAAGCCCTTGGCGTTGGCGGTCACGATCATGCGCAGCCCGCCCCAGTAGGCAAGCTCGCCGTTGAACAGGATCTCCGGGTGGCTGTACAGGGCCATCGTGCGCAGCCCGCCGTTGGTCGAGTCCTGCATCAGGTCGTAGAACACGAACGGGTGGATGGCAGTGGCCACGGCGCCGTCTTCGTACAGCGGCATCTTGGTCGAGCGCGCGCCGATCAGGCTCAAAAGCTCGATGAACTTGATGCTCATCTGGTCGGCGGTCGTCGCCTGGCCGGTGAACTGTGCGCGGGCGGTACGCTTGTTCTGGAACCACACCCTGGAGCCCTGGCCGAACACGGCGCGGGCGATATAGTCGAAGCTCTCGGCCAGGTTGTAGCCGTTGATGTACGCCGCCTGCTTGTACACGTCGGCGTAGGCGGTGGCCACCAGGAACTTGGTGACTTCGATGGCGTTGCCGTACTCCGACAGGGTGACGACGACCTCTGAGCCGCGCATCTGCTGCGGGGCTACGTCGATCAACTCGTCGAGCACCACCGGATTAGGCTGGAGCGATTCGATGATCGGGAAGTTCTGGCTGATGCCTCGCTGGCCGTTCATGATCGGGCCCTTGAGGTCAGCGAACTGGTCCCAGTACAGAACTGACTGCCCCTGAAGGTAGAAGTCAGCGTCGTACATCGCCTTGACCTCGGGGGCCAGAGCGACGGTGCCGGTCGAACCCTGCGGCATTGGTTACCTCTTCTTGGGCTTTTTTCGCTTGCCCTTGGACGGTTTGGGGTAGCTGGGCTTGACCTGCGCGCTCTGTGCCTGCGTTCCGGTGGTGCCGCTCACCCCATGCTCTCTCGCAGTGCCTTCATGCGTTCGATGTTGGCCTTGGGACCGAGCTTGGAGTCGTACTTCTGGGCGGCGGTGCGCA